CTATCGACTCAGACAGAAACGAAAGGCCGGGGTTATAGCAGAAGCTAATCCTGAGTAAAACGGTGGATCAATATTGGGCCGTTGGTGGAGATATAAGTGGATCACTTTTCATCCGTCGTTGACATCAGGTACTGTCGCCCAGACATCGATCTGCACGGTAATTCTGGATTCAGCCTGCCCATCAAGCACATCAGATGCCGTGTCAGACACCACAGAAAACACCAGCCACGGCGGAGATACCGCAGGCTTTCCCTCCGTCAGCGGGACCACATAAGGATAAACCTGTCCTCCGGCCAGCTGAGACAACAGGGAATACAGTGTGGCCTCCCTCATTTACTTAAGACCTCATCAATAGCCTGATTCATTCGCTGTATGGCAACCTGCGCCGCCAGCTCCTCTGTCGTATCGAAAGCCGGGCGAATGAATGGATGCGCGGGCATGTTTATCGTTCCCAGCTCCACAAAGCGCCAGTAAAATGCATTTCGGGGATCGCTGGCTTTCATGCTGTTATCACTGTTTCCGGTTCGCAGGTTCCGTCCGCGAATGTGGACACCCGAGATAATTTCCCCCCGACGCTTTGAACGCTGAGTGAGAACAACCACATTTTTCTTCAGTTTCCCGGTTCGCTCCGGCGCACGTTCAACAACTGCATCCCGCATAACTTCAGCACCGGCACGGGTGGCATCGCGCAGAACCTTATTGTTTTCTGCCCTGCTGAGCGTCTCCAAATCCCGTGCAATATCCGCCAGGCCGGAAAAATCAAGACTGAAATCCATCACACATTCCCCTTCAGGCTGCAGAGTATTTCAAGCCGGGTAGCGCGTGCATCCGGTATTGGTGGACCTTCTATACCCAGAATGGCCCCTTTAAATGCACCGGTCAGCACTTTCAGACGTGAAGTCGCTGTCACATCGCGCCGGAATCTCATCCAGACTCTGACCGTAGCCTGAGCGGTTTCTGCTCCGCCTGAGATTATCTCCCTCCCGCTGATACCCTTAACTTCTGCCCATACGGTAGCTCCCTCCGTCACCGTCCCCACCGGATGCCCTGACGGAGAGCGGGCGGTGGTGACATTCAGAATAATTACGCGATCACGTAATCTGCCCGCCTGCATCTCTCCTCCTACAAAGGAATAAAACGATAAGGCTCCAGCAGAGAAGAAAAACCAAACGGGACTGGTGCCTTGCTGACATCTGAGGAATTTTCCCGGTTTTCGTGCCAGTGCCCGACCAGCAACATGAGCGCCAGCAAAACATCATCAGCTATAAGCACCCCTTCAGGATCACCTTCCGGCACCGTCTCCTCATAAAGCTTACGGTTGATAAAATTTTCTGCCTTGCGGCAGGCAGCCCGGAAATACAGCATCAGTAACTCATCATCAGTTGCATCATCTGTATCAATACGGCACTGCGCCCTGAGTTTTTCCACTATTGCTGCCATCAGAAACTCCTGCCCGCAACACTGTGCGGGCATAAAAAAACCGCGTCGGCGCGGTCTGTAACTGAACAACGAGTGGTTATTTGCCAGTGAGCGCCTTGATGGCTGCCACATCTTCCAGCACACAGTCAAAACGATGGAAAGCCAGAAATGCCACCTGATCAAACTCAGCATAACGCTCAACCAGACGTTTCAGTTCCATATAAGTAACGCGGCGAATAATAAAGCGGTTGAAATCCCCCAGGAAAATGAATTTTTTTCCGGTACCAATCCCGTCAATAGCCTGATCAATAACATAAGGGATCCCCAGCACAGTAGCCGGCGTACCGCCTGCAATATCCGGCAGCCATAACGGGCGTTTCTGTCCATCCTCCATCTCTTCAATAGTCTGCAATGTGGCATCATTGAATGCCCAGCGGTATTTCGGCCCACCACGATATGCCGGATCAATAGCATGTTTCAGGGCATTCATTTCTTTCCAGGTGAAAGCGGCAGAGGCTGCAGTCTGGATGGTTCCCGTCACCGACGCTGCCAGCCCTTTTGGCTGTAACGGTGATCCCGTTCCGGTCCCCTGAACCAGATATTTTGCCTCTCCACGACCAATACGCTGGGCAATACGGTTTGCCAGATAAGATTCAATATCCACCCCACTGTCCTGGAGCAGCTCATTGGACACACGAATTATTTTTGATGACAGCTTTTTAGCCCCCAGAATAGCGGTCCCGAACGTCACATCCTGTTCCGTTGCGGCTGTATTCTCCGCCAGCAGTTCGCCCTCTTCAGTCGTGCCATCAGACGTTGACCAGGTGATATCCTGCCCGGTTGATGTGGTCAGAAGTTGCGCCACACTGGCAATCCCGCCATAAGCCTTCATGGTGTCAATGATTTTGTTACGCATCTGCGTGGGCACCGTATATCCGCCCTGAGAATCCGTTGTTACACTCTGAGCCCGCAGTTCACGCATCAGATTACGCTCTTCAGCATTCAGTTCTGCAAATCCGGCACGCAGAAAACGGTTAAATGCCGCAGCGCGCTTCTCTTCCACCGCCTTTTTCCCGTTCTCCGCCTCATTATTCTGGCGCTCTTCCGGCCCGGACTCATCCACATATGCCTGATCCTGACGGCGCAACTCTTCTTCACGGGCGATTTGCTCATCCAGCGCATCCAGCTCAGCTTTCGCCCTGTTCCACTCTGCCCGTTGCTCATCAGTCCATGCGTTATCACCAATTTTTTCATGCAGTGCACGCATATCCTTTGCAATGGTGTTTCGTTTTTGCTTCATCTCATGAAGTTTCATCGTCAGTAGTATCCTTATGCATTAAGAAGGGTCAAAAGACGCTCACGCGCCATTCGTTCGTTAACAGCTTTCTTCAGCGCACCACTCGCCCGCGCTTCCTGCCAGGCTTTCATTGAGCGGACACCAGAGTCTGCGTCCTGATAGGCCGGATATGTCACCGGGCTGACGTCATACAGACGAGAAATGCGCGTGATTTCCCGGATAACAATCCCCTCGTCGTCTTCATACCAGCTCTCTCCGTCACGGGCGACACGAAACGCGAACGAGGACTGATTAATGTCACCACGCAACATTGGAGACAGCACCAGGTCACAAATAGTCGGAGTATCCGGTGCAACAATGTCATAACGTAAACCGCGTTCATCCACCGACAATGACAACGTGCCGGCAGAACTTCGTCCGAGAATGAAATTAGGATCATGATTAAACAAGCCACGTACATCATCATTCAGTACATCATCAAAAGCCCCCGGCTTGATGATTTCACGAAATCCCCACAGAGGTTCTGAACGACTGTTAAATACCGAGCCATACCCCAGAATGTGGGTCGGGGCATTATCATATTGTTCCGCCCGCACCTCCCCGCTGTAACAGCGCGTTTCACGGTCATTCATCGTTCTTTTCCTCTTTGCCTTTCGTATCTTTAAAGTTATTCAACGGATTTGCTGCATTTACGCTGACCAGCATTTCATCCAGACCGTCAACCGGGTTCATATCCTCAAATGCCCTGGCTTCATTCCGACTCATCCAGCCATCTGTAATGGCAAAGTGATAGAACTGCGCACGCTCCTGTGGGGTCCCACGGAGCAACCCCGTGAGGTTGAAACGAACGTAATACCCGGCAGCCCGTTCTGTACGGGTAAACAGGCGACGGTTAAGCTCCTGCTCCCAGTTCGCAACCCAGGGCATCATCGTGTAGCGAACAAACTGAATCGCCTGCTGCGTAATATTCGAAAATGTGGCTTTTTCCAGGTCATTAATCATGTGCGCCGGGACATTAAAAATCCCGGCAATCATCGACCGGTTCAGCTTGGTCATATCAATGATCTGAGCATCCACCGGAGAAACTGTCAGAGCGCGGTAATCCAGTTGCGCAGGCAGCAACATGGTTTTATTTTCCTGGCTGCGAAGCGCTGTCACCGCCCGCTGCCACATATTTTTAAGCCTGCCCCAGCTTTGTTCGTTCAGTTCATTTTTCACAGAAATAATACCGGCAGGACGGGCATTACCGTTAAAAAAGGCGCTGGTATACTGCTGGCCACTCATTCCCATACCAATGGTTTCAGCATGCTGCATGATCGGGCTCAGTCCCATTTTCTGATTGTTTCCCAGCGCCCTGATATGGATCATGTCGTCCGGACTTACCGCAAATGCACCCTCTTCGTTATACACCCCGTAAGTATGACGCCCACCGGTGTTAAGTAACGTAGTTTCCCATGGCATACAGCATTCAAGGCTGGTAACCTCTCCACGACGATTACGTTTTACCCACGTATAACCATTGCCCCACCCCAGCACATGACGCTGCTTCAGTTCCCGCCACTTATAGCTGGTCTGCCAGGCATTCGGTTCATCATGAACGAGCCAGAACAACGGATGATCGCGTGCAGGCTGAACATGCTCATTCGTTTTTCGCATCACATGCAGGGGCATCTGAGCCACACTGGATGAAATAACATAAATACAGGCATAGACAGCAGCCAGCTTCATGGATGTTTCCGGACTGACATACACATCCCGGGCAAAAATATTATCCGTCTCAGCGGCCTCTCCGGTTACCGGAACCGAGGGATTTTCCAGAGGCTCACTGCGAAACAGAGCATCAAGAAGCATGTTTTCTCCTCATGGACACCACCAGTGCATAAAGCAGCAACAAACAGCCCGACAGCATCAGAGACGCTGGCAGACCTGCATACAGATAAACGCCAGCAGTGAGCAAACCGAAACCGATCAGCCCGGTCATATCAGTAATAAGCTGTTTCACAGAATTAACAGGTCCTCATCAGGATCAAGCGTGGACAGAAAGTCATTCACGCCCCCGCCATTTACCAGAAAGCGGCTCATGGCCGTAAAAAGTGCAACAGGGCCGTCGATTTTGGCTTCAGGCGTGGATTTATTCGGGAAGATGTTGTCGTTTTTGTCCGGTTTTACCGTAACGTTAGACATCATCCAGTTCATGACCGGATGATTGCTGTGATGGAAACGCCCGGCATAAACCAGTGATTCCGTTTCCTTCATGGCCTCTGACAGATTGCGGACCGTCTGCGGAACCTCCACCAGCGGTATCCCTTCTTCAGCCAGTGCCAGGCTGAACTGCATTGCGCTCCACGGGTCAAATCCCAGTTCCCTGAGGTTTTCACCGCCAATCCATTCCAGTAAGTCACTTTTTATCTGAGCATGATCGATAACATCACCATCCGTCAGGATGAGCTTATCCATCTCCGCCCACTTCCGGTAAAGTTCTGCCTGCTGCCGCGAGCATCGCTCCAGCCGTCCTTCCGGAAGCCAGAATTTAAAATCAGCATGAACATGTCCGTTATCGGTTCGCCAGAGTTTTGCCGCCGCACAGATATCAATCTTATGAGCAAGGTCTACGCCGACCCACATGGGATATGTTTTCAGCTCATGTTGTGGAGCAATGTATTCGCACTTCTCCCACTTAATCATATCCATCCAGGCAGATTCGGCAGTGACCCACACATTCATGTGTTTGGTAAAAAAATTCACCCGCGCAGAGACCTGCTCCTTCGCTTTTTTCGCCAGACGACGCAGATCATCCCAGCGTTTACAGATGCCCAGGCCAGGATTCGCTTTCTGCCAGACCGTTTCATCAAACGGATCATCTCCCTCATCGAGCGTGTAAATGATCGCAAAGTAGGAGTCGTCTTTTACCGCGCCCTCCACGTCGCTGTTATAGCCTCGCAATACCTTAATGGCGTAATCGCGCTGCTCGTAGCAAATCCCTTCCTTGTTAAAGCCAGCCGTGGTGATGCCAAATAACAGAGACTGCAGACGGGCACCGGTTGCCGTTTCCAGAACGTCCCACACGTCACGGGTTTTATGAGCATGCAGCTCATCAATAATGGCGCAGTGGATGTTCAGACCGTCCAGGTTGTTTGCATCCGAGGAAAGCGGTTCAAATTTTGATGCGCTCTGCTCCTGGTAAATCGCCAGCTTGTTGAAGTCAAACAACCGCCCGAGTGTCGACCGGGCTTTTCTGACCATATTTTTGGCGTCTTCAAACACGATTCTGGCCTGATCACGCGTGGTTGCGGCTGAATACACCTCAGCACCACCTTCACCATCTGCCCCCGTCATATACAGACCGATACCCGATGACAGGGTTGATTTTGCGTTTTTACGGGCGACTTCGTTGTACGCCGTCCGGAACCGGCGCACCATCACCGGGCGTCCGCTGCCATCGCTGCGCATGACAACTTCCCCGGTCTCTTCATTCACCAGCGGAATGACAAAACCAAAAATATTAATGAGGATAAATACATGCCAGTCCATCAGTTCAATGGGCTGGCCTGCCAGCGCCCCTTTCACATGGGGCACAAATTTGTAGAAATTAAGGATGTGCTGCGCACGGGGTTCACTAAAATAAATCCCCCGCTCTTCGCCGTACTTCAGATCATCAAGAAAACGCTGGCAGGCCAGACGGACAAATTCGCCAGCGACAATTTCTCCTGCAACAACACGTTCGGCGTAGCGGATCCCGTCAGCCACTTTTGCCATCAGTCTCTCGCTTTTAAAAGCTCCGCCAGCGGATCAACATCATCCGGTCCGGCGGTATTTACTTTCGCCCGGCTTGCCGGTGACATACCAAATTCTGCAAGCATCGCCCGGATCCGCTTCCAGGCATCCGCTTTCATCGCAGCAGCCGGGTGTGCCTTAATCAGCACATCACCGTTCTGCGTTTCCGTGCGGTAGGTATACCCCTCAACATCGAGTGTTTCGCAGTGATGCCGGTATTCGGTGTAGGCTTCCACCAGTAACTCGAGTGCACGCGCATCAAGCTGAGAAATGATCCCTTCCGCATTCAGTTCTTCCGCCATTCGCCTGAACCAGTACTTCCCCTGCGACCCTAAATGTTGCGGAATTTTAGGGAGACATTTTTCATCCTTTTTAGCGGTTTTTTTTGGGTCTTTAACGGGGCGCTTTGAGGGGTTGCCTCGTATCAAATGCAGGCGTGGCGGGGTTTTCAGGGGTCCTGACATAATCGGTTTTACCTATCAATCATTTAATCACATTCCAAAAAAAAGTTTTCGAACCTGCGGCGATGCGAGGAAAGGTCAGGCGGCGGTACTGAGCAGCCAGGGTTGCAGAGATTTGACCTGCCCCTCCCCTACAGATGGGAACTGTTATCAATTGATGCGTTCGCGCGCTGTTTTTGCTTTATGACAGGGCCAGCACAGACTCTGCAGGTTACTGTCTGCATCCGTGCCACCATGAGCTTTCGGAATGATGTGGTCCACAGTTCTGGCTTCAACGGCTCTCCCATTGCGCAGGCAGTTCTGACACAGATGATTATCACGCTTCAGTATGCGCGCACGTATGGCATCCCATTTCGAGCCATAGCCACGCTGGTGGCGGCTCAGTCCGCGTTGATGCTGTACCCATCCTTCGCCACGATGTTTATCGCAGTAACCAGAACTGTCTGTGGTTGTACCTGCACATCCACGCTTACGGCAGGCGCGTGGGATTCGTGGGGGCATATGTACTCCAATGAAGAAGCCACCGACATAGCCTCCTCCATTCATAGTGAAACTATTTTCATCTACCCAGTAATGAATTCTTTGTAGAGTTGTGATCAATACAACTCACTAATGGAGAGGCTTGTCCAACACGTTGGACAAGTTTCCTGTTTGATTTACTGGACACTATAGAAGGACAGAATGCCTTCATCACTCGAATAACATCAATTAAGGAGGTTCAACATGTTTCATTCCACAAATCATCAGGCTGTAATTATGGCTGCATCAGCTTGTGCCACAGACCTTTTCCGCTTCACTTTGAGCCTGATTCATTTCTACCTGACCGGCTCGCCTCTATCTTTTTAATCCCCGCTTTATCCAAATTGCATTGCCAGAATGCCGACAACAGACTGACATTCAAATCCTGACTACCTCCGATAGGCTGAGCATCCACCTATATAGTTTTAATTTTCATCAATCCATTTAACTATCGTTTAATTGTTGTCACATAGGATTCTGCCGTTTTTAACAATGCAGGATAATAAGATGAAAAAAATGTTGTTTTCTGCCGCTCTGGCAATGCTTATTACAGGATGTGCTCAACAGACGTTTACTGTTGGAAACAAACCGACAGCAGTAACACCAAAGGAAACCATCACCCATCATTTCTTCGTTTCGGGAATTGGACAGGAGAAAACTGTTGATGCAGCCAAAATTTGTGGCGGCGCAGAAAATGTTGTTAAAACAGAAACCCAGCAAACATTCGTAAATGGATTTCTCGGTTTTATTACTTTAGGCATTTATACTCCACTGGAAGCGCGTGTGTATTGCTCACAATAATTGCATGAGTTGCCCATCGATATGGGCAGCTCTATCTGCACTGCTCATTAATATACTTCTGGGTTCCTTCCAGTTGTTTTTGCATAGTGATCAGCCTCTCTCTGAGGGTGAAATAATCCCGTTCAGCGGTGTCTGCCAGTCGGGGGCTGGTTGCATTATCCACGCCGGAGGCGGTGGTGGCTTCACGCACTGACTGACAGACTGCTTTGATGTGCAACCGACGACGACCAGCGGCAACATCAGCGCGCAGAGTTTCATTTTCAGCTTTCGCATTGGCTAATTCTCTCGAGTACTTTGCATCGAGTGCAGCAACATCACGCTGACGCTGCTGCATGTCAGCGATGGTGGCGATCGACTGCTTCAGCTCACTGACTTTTTTATCACGCTGTTCTTTGTAGGCGATGGCGTTATCACGGTAATGATTGACCGCCCACGACAGGCAGACGATGATGCAGATAACCAAAGCATAAATAATCGCGGCGACTCTGCTCACTGCTCTATCCCCCAACAGGCTAATGCGCTTTCCTGGTCACGACGAATAACCTGTCCATAGCAGTTATTTGAACGTATGCGGCAATCGCGCCCACCATCTTTTATCCACCAGCGAATCGCCTCGCATGCGCCCTTACGATCACCGGCATTCAGCCGCTTATAAAACGTCGACGGGAAACACTTACCGGGGCCAATGTTATAGGGACAGAATGACGCTATACCCGCTTTTTGTGGTTCGGTCAGTAGTACTTTAATATTGCGCTCCACCCATGCCAGCGCCTTATCACGCTCAATGGCGTTGACCTGGTCGCATTTTTCCTTCGACAGTTTCATACCGGGAAAAACGGGTTTTCCATCCACCATCGTGGCACCCCGACAGATGGTCCAGATGCCGGACCCATCGCGGTATGCCGTTGTGTGGTTACCTTCTTTTTCATCCAGAAACTGGTCGAGAATATCAGGCGCGGGCGCACCGACGGCAATCAGTGCCAGAACGGCAGCCGACAGGCCGTATCTGATTTTTGCGTTCATGGATATTTATCAGGATTTATCGGTTTCTGCCCACGGACAGGTTTATCTGTTCCGGTCAGTGACTTAAGGTTGTGATTCCGGAGGAGTCTTCAGAGAACCAGTAATTCTTCCCGGTAGCTTTCCTTTGTAGGTTATCCATACATTCTGCGCCTCTAAAATTACGGGGCGCTTTTCCGGCGACTGCTCATCCCCTTCACATAACCCGGCAGCAACATCCAGGAAGACCTGTCTGATGCTCATTCTGGCTGCTGCCTCATAAAACTCCAGCGCGGCACCTTCAACACGGTCCAGCGAGATATCCAGGTCAAAAATTTCACCGTCAAAGCGTTTTTTGTCCCGTAACGCTAAAGTTACCGTAACTTTATTCTCAAAATTGCGGATCCCTTTCACAATCAGTTCATAGTTTTGAGTCATTGAATTACTCTCCCCGTGCCGCCTTACGACGGTCCTCTCTGATTTTGAAATACAGGTTAGTCAGATATGTCAGCAGCCCAAACAGCAGACTCCCCAGCACGCCTATTGCCGCCCACTGAGACGGGGAAACCCTGTCCAGCAACTGCAGGAACCAGTAGCCCGTTCCCACCGCTGACGTGGTGTATGACACACCTGTTGTGATTTTTTCCATCTGGTCCATACCCCGTCTCCCGTTATCCGGAAGCTGACAACAATAAAAAAGCCACCAGTTAACTACTGATGGCTCTGATAACTCATGCAAGCGTCTCAGACGACCCACTGACACTACCGGTGAGTTTAACGATACCTTCCATTTGACTGGCTCACTTTTTATGATGATGCCGGTGCATTTATCTCCAGCACCAGACTTTCTATCTCAACGCCATACGTTGCATTTTTGGTAATATCCGTCAGCGTCAGTACATTTAGTCCCACTGCCAGACTGTCTTTTATGGCCTGGAATGCCGGGCCAGTACGATGACGTAGTATCACTCGGGCTCAGTTGCACCACTGACCACCACATCACCTTCTGCTGCAATCGCCTGCATCAGGGTATAAGGGGTTATGGCCACCGGACTACCAAACGGCTGCCAGCCCTCTTTCAGTTTATGTGTCAGCTTTTCCGCAAGATCTGACGGCGGCGCCGCCCTGACAACATCATAGTGTTTAAATGCCATGGTTCTTTCCACCATCTGAAAAATAATTCTTTAAAATACCTGACATGTAATACAGAAAAAACACAAAACCATACCTTAAATAAAAACCTGATTATCAAGCAGATATGCATGGATAAACTACAAGACGAGATATAAACCACCCTGTATTTAAATAAACAATAAACAACATCAGAAAAATAATTCTGCTCTATGGTTTAATTCAAAAATATCATTTATACTTTTCAGAACATCACCAGCAAGGCATAAACAAGGAAAGTAAATGAAGTGGATTGTGATTGATACAGTTATCCAGCCATCATGCGGAATATCTTTTTCAGTCATATGGAGTAAAATAAAATTAATAATCTGGTATCAATCGGATGCTTTCTTACCTCCTGAAAGTATATTTACACTGACTCACACAGGCATCATGCTCAATAACAAAGTGCTACCTGTAACCATTTACAACGTAGTACCATTCAATAAAACATTCTGGAATTTAATCAAAAACAGCCAGGAATGCCCTACAAATACAGATAACGTAATGAATGAATGCTTTAATAACCGTTGCACTCTGCAAATATGTCCTTATGGACTAAAACAACAAAGTCCATAAGGAGTTTACTCACATCTGACAAAATCAATATAAACAGCCCCTCCGGAGAGGGGCTGGAGAGTGGCGCTATGTGCCATTGCATGGTGCCGGGTGCCTCCCGGTGAATTCAGTACCAGCACCTGAATCCGCGATTATCCCATATACCTACTCGCTGATTGCCCCTCCGCACAGGGGGATTCACCATGCCAGTTTCTTTTAACAAACTCCCCGCAAACCAGACAACAGTCAACCGCCTGAATTGTGAAGTATTTAAAAATTTCTCCCGCTAACTGATACCCGGCTAACAGTCTGGCGTTTTCTTTTTCAGCAACGGGAAAGCAACAACCACCACACCCGCCACCAGCACACCGTCAGCCAGCACTGACATTATCCGGCTGCTGCAATGCCACTCACAAAAACAGTAAGCAATCACTTTTTACCGTAACAAGTGATAATCCAGATATGTATCTACCCCAGATGAGTAATCCGAAGTTCATCCATACCACAGGTCCTGGCTATTCTGTTGTACTCCTGAACAAGAGCAAATAATTCTGAATTAGCAACCATGAACTCATCGCAAACCCTCTGTATAGCATCACTATTCAGAATAATAACGTCTCTTCCCGAAAGACGATCAGGAGTACAGAACAAAACTGTCAAACGGCTGAAGGCCTTTGCTCGTCCTGCATTGACTATATCAATACGCTGCCTAAGGATGAAACACCCCGACGCCTCATCAATATTCACTCTACCCACACCATATGAATGATAAATATTTAATGCTGAAAAAACCATTAGACCGTATAACAAATATTCAATCAATACTTAACAGAACTTTTATTTTTGACAAACATATAATATTTTCAACAATATCCTGAGCCAGGTATATTTCAGTATAAGGCTCTGCCGGAAGGAATCTGGAAGAATGAATATGGCGCGCTGTACTGGATTCGAACCAGTGACCGATTGCTTAGAAGGCAATTGCTCTGTCCGGCTGAGCTAACAACGCTGAATACCGATAATGGACCGCCATCGGGGACCCGCCCCCCGCACCAACAACCCTGTTATCGTGTCGTCTGCTCTTCCTGATAAGCTAATGGCGGTTTGTGATGGTGGCCCTTGCTGGATTTGAACCAGCGACCTGGCGATTATGAGTCGCTCGCTCTCACCACTGAGCTAAAGGGCCGGGAGCAGAATAATAACGATCCGTAATTAATTTCGCAATAAAAAACCCGCTCAGCGGCGGGTTGTAGAAACTCTTCTAACGCCAGGCATAAAACGCCCATCGTTATGACGAATTTACCACAGATTCCGGAAAAATCAACCTTGTTACCTAGTTACCTTTTTTAACTGCCGCTCAGCCCATGCTTCTTCAATATCAAACCGGGTCACCAGCGCATCATAGAATTTCTTAACTGTTTTTTCCCATGACGCGCGTGTTATCTGGTTTGTCACCTCGCATATAGCATTAAATACCTCCGTTGATGGTAGTCTTTCATAGCCACGACCACCACAACGCTGGCAGTCTCTGATAACAGGCATACCACGTTTTACCGACTCTTCACGGTGAATGGCGACACCACGCCCACGGCAATCCTTACAGGCGGTGGAAACCTCACCCTTTCCGCCACACTCCGGACAGGCAACTTTTACCACCTCCCTGACTTTTTTCCATTCTTCCCAGTAAGACGGATACACACCTTTCGTACACTTTGCCCATACCGGCGGCTTACCATCCGGATACTGGACCTTGTTTGTAAAAACTACGCTTTCAATAAATTTTTCCCCATAGCAACAAGGGCACTGCTTTTTACTCGCTGCGCTGCGGGCATAATCCTCAAAAGCTTACGAAGCCATAATGCGCATCACTACCGGTTTTATTTCTGCCGGAAGTTTTCTCAACGCCGCCACACGATCGCACCGACTGAGTGCATAATCTGCCAGTAATTCTGTTGCCCGCGCCCTGTCATTCATACTGATGCCCATTTTCCCCAGGAACGCAGAAAACCCCATCTCAGCCCGATTCTGTGTCATGCCCTGCGCGGCCATCACATCAGTGATACTCAGCGCATCTTTTGACGTTGAGGCCGATGCATCGGTCAGGCAAGGGGATTTTGGGGAGTAGTATTTCGGTAAATCTTCCAGTTTCATTTTTTGACCTGCTCTTCATGCATTATGGGGTAAATCTTCACCCCCAGACGTCCACCAGATACTGGCTGACCACGAACGATATTGATTTCATCAAACTGCTCATCGTCCATTAACACTCCCGCATGCGTCAGCGCATCCAGCGGTGCTTTCAGGATATTGTCCAGGTCGCGACGACGCTTATCCGGTGGCTCCACAATAATCCTGATCGCCAGCCTTCCGGACAGATTTAATTTCAGTCGCTGCTGGCGAACAATAAGCGCCACATCACGGCGATAACGCTCACCGGCTTTTGATACAAAATATGTGCTGCCACGACGTCGCCAGTAGGTGTTCACCGTCGGCGGGTAAGGCAAAACAAACTCTATACGCATCAGTAACCCCTTTTACCCAAGCACGCCGGTTGCAAAGGCGTGATCAAGAAAACGAAAAATTAAATCAACCTGAGAACCATGCTTTTCTTCGAACGCCAGCGGATCCGCATGAAGCTCGTTGTGATGCTCCCGACACAGCGGTAGCGTGAAAATATCGTGGGATTTTGTTCCCATTCCGCCCTGACCATGACCAATCAGGTGATGGGGATCGTCGGCTGGCTTACTACAACACGCACACGGCTGTGTCTTCACCCAGCGTGTGTATTTCTCGTTAACCCAGCGGCGACGTTTAGGTCGTTTCATGAAAGATTCCGGAGACTCAGGATCAACGGCAATGCTGACCACCGTCTTTTCCTGTGGTGGGTTCTGTTGCTGGTGGGCGTGAGGCAGCGGCGCAAGATTTTTTGTGCGCTGTTTCAGTATGCTGGTGGCGGTCTGCTCTCCCGGTACGATGTCGCTTTCACGGTACATTGAGCGGATTTTTTCTGCACGCAACCCCAGCGAACGACGTAATACCGCTTCCGGTAGCGCGTCCGCCACCTGATTGCGGACCGCCCACCAGGATAATTCAGCCAAAGATAATTCACGCTCCTGCGTACCGCTTATTGCGTGACCGATGACGTCAATCATCCATGCTGACAAGTTTTGGTGAGCAAGTTGCTCAAGTGATTCTGAGGTCTGGTCACGCAACTGGTTGTCGCAGTGCCAGCACAACACCATTGCGCCGGTACCATAACGGTGAATGACGGTTTCACTGTGGTGATAATCACCGTGTGGCCACTGGCAGGATTTAATATGGCGCAACAGCCAGTCAGACAGTGCACCAGCGCCGCCAGCAGCACGAATCACACGCTCATTGCTGAAAAATGGCAGTAATGATTTATCCTCCGCCAGCGGCTGGCGAACGGCAGGGACGACTCCGGATGGCAGGCCGCACATGCTTTTCGGTTCCGGCTCCACCAGCACTCGAGGATTATGAAATATCTGTATGGATTCACGGCCCGGCTTAAGGACCACCAGCCCAAGCTCAGGCACCAGAACAGGTCTAAGTAATACCCGCACGTTACCTCCAGATCCGTTGCTGGAAAGTGCGGGACGGACGTGGTGGGCGTTCGGAATAAGGCAGCCTGACAGAGATTATCCAGTGCCGATAGTCGAGACTGAGAGCTTTCTTAACCTCGAACCCGCGCCTGCGGTAAGAATGAATCAGCCATTCGGCCTGTTCTTCAGTACATGGTGGGTGTTGGTACCAGTCGGTTTTAAATGCGTGTGAACGCCGCTCATGCCGGATGGCAAGGTCGGTATCAGAATTGTGAAATTTGGTTTTGTGCGCCATCTGTTTTCTCTGCTGGCGCAGCAGGTGTCAGGTGTTCAGGCTGACGTGCGAATTGTAAACCAGAATGCCAGGAAAAAACAAAACCCGCCGAAGCGGGTTAAGTGCGGGTGCGTTGAGGATGCCTGACACATCAGAGGTGGCGAGGGATTTCTCCCCCGCCAGGTCTCTTACTCCTCAGGTTCGTAAGCTGTGAAGACAGCGACCTCCGTCTGGCCGGTTCGGATTCGTACCTCGCAGAGGTCTTTCCTCGTTACCAGTGCCGTCACTATGACGGTTAAACAGATGACGATCAGGGCGATTAACATCGCCTTTTGCTGCTTCATAGCCTGCTTCTCCTTGCCTTTCGGCACGTAAGAGGCTAACCTAGATTTGCCGTTCATAGATTGAGCCTCAGATTAATGTTAAGCGTCTTGCAGGACGCGTAATGTTAACTGGGGCTTTTCTCTATCTGCCTTTTGGTGTTCATGCCTGAGACAGATAGCCTCAAGCACCCGCAGTCATTCTACTTAACTAAGATTTCCCCGCAAACCGTTTTTGTCCGGCACAGTAAATATCCAACTAAACCAATGGCGTTCGCTGTATTTACCGCCAGTATTCAATGCACATGACCGCCATGAACACCCCTAAAAAAAGGGCATTTATATATCCAAATATTAATATCAAAACATCAACTTTTTCCATATACCTTGCTGTGAAGATGATGGGCATACATGATACGAACAACCAGAACGCAACAAACAAAAACTGCAATGCGTTTTTCATTATTCCTCCTACAATCAATGTGCAATTACATTTAAACACACCTCAATTTGGCCGGACATATAAATATCTAAACCAGAAAAAATCACTTACATAGCGTTACAAACTCTTTAGTCTAAATATTCATCGTAAAACATTCCCCATACTTATCAGCCCGTTCTGCGCCAGGTAGCTCATTGCCTTATCTGGGAATCTGTAATCAGGTTTCCGGATGCTGGTGGATTTTCGCGTTTTAGTTGTTCATAAAAGTGCACAGCTTTAACCAGTTCTTCTGATGTAACCGGGACTGGCGGGGCAGTGAATAAGGCCTGAATTTCATAGTTCGGCCTGTCGTTACAATCCTCTTTTTTCGGTACATATTTCCAGTCACCAGACCACTACTTCCCCTGAAAGTCCGTAACGCCTTTTTTTTCACGTAGCGATATCGCCATGCCACTGTTTTTGCTTGCCCCGCCGTTTCATGCCCTTCCTGATAATTAACCTCGCTCATTCATCGCCCCACTCATCACAATATGCTTCGACCGGAGTTTTTCCTGCTTCATAATCATCACGCCATGCTTCAGCATCAGCAGCACTGCCACCACGTAACTCTGCATAGTCCATTAACAGTTCATGCCATTCTTCAAAACTGACGTTGTATTTAGTTGAACCAAAATCAGCCATTTTGTTCTTCCTCTTCGTCTTTTATTTCGTGATATGAGTAATTGCAGTAGTTAAAGAAAATATCTTTTGCTTCGTCATGTATTTCATCAGGCGTCGCATCATCATCCACTTCGAATTCATCCTCGAAATCTCCACCGGCTATTCCCGTTTCAATAATTATTTTAAACTTTCGCATTTAACTACCGCCCTTTCGGGCGGCCTCCTGATGTTCTGAGGGTGCAGAAATCCCTCCGGTTAAGGATTAAATTTTTAACAGAGCTAAATTTAATTATTCAGTTCTGGATTTTGTCGCCCTGCGTATCCGCGCTTTCGCGTTACGCTCAATCTGAATTAGCTTTTCTATATTTTTTCGCCTTTCCCGCTCCTCCTGACGCAAGAGCCTTACATCATCTGCCAGTCTGGTTTCTCTTTTCGCCACAGAGAACATCCAGTCAAATGGCTCCACAACTGCACCGCAGATTTTACAGCGGACCTGACGCTCTTTTTCGTCAACCCGGACAGAGGCGTGATGACAATATGGTCTTTCCGATGGCTCATAAAGAAAATTAACCTGATTACGAGGGTCATCCTCTTTTACCGGAAATAAAACGATATTGCTTAACTCATCCTCTGGTTTTATTTCCATGCTCCTCTCCTTTGATGCGAATGCCAGCGGTAATTGAAGCCTGATAGCTAATTTCACTCACAGTACCGCCTCCTGAAAATTACCCTGATAGAAAGCCAGTACACGCTGCATAGCTTCACTCTTCCGGCACTCGCGACAGATTATGTTTAGGCGACTGTCGTAGCGACGTATTTCTCCGTCAGGTAACGACCAGATAAGGTCCGGATCAACCACAACCGGTTTCTTCAGCTTTGCCCTCGATAATTTTTTGCGGGCATTTTGCCAGTCTTTACGAGCCTGTTCAGACGGGAATAACCCGTAGCCAGAATTGTATACATCGCCACTGGCAACCAGCTCTCTGGCCAGAACGCTCATCAGATATCTTGTTACCCCAGTTTTAGTTTCCAGTTGTCGTAACGTCTCGCGCCCACTCTGGCGTACGAGTTCAACAACCTGTCCTTTAATTTTTTCCCGCTCTTCTTGTGTAAAAACTTTTGCCACAAGCCCTCCTGAAAATTACCTCATGACCAGAAATTAACACTTACCCCCTGAAGCCCGGCGGAATTTCGTTATCCGGTTCAGAAATATGATTCACACAACGCTGGTTGTTCGTGCCGCTTACCGGGAGCAACCAGGGGTTCTCAAAATTCCGGTCCGGTCCAAAAAACGTCGTCGCTCGCTGAACAAATTCCGTTCCCGTTTTCCCGGTAGCCGCCAAGTATCTTGCGTAACGCCTCACGCCATCCAGCATGGCCTCTGGTGGCACCCCCTCGCGTAATCTGGCCTTCCATGCACTGAAAGCGGATTTCTTCGGGTTTGCTCCGGCACGCAACGGGTACTCCCGCCAGACCTGTTCGAACACATCCGGATAATCCACTCGTCCCACAGACAGCCCGGTGTTTTCCGGGACTACCCGATCGGCTTCCCGCTGAATGGCGGAATCGGCTTCGGGCTGCTGCAGTTGGTGTGATTGCTCCAGCCTTGCGGTCATCACCTGCTGCACAGCGCCCGAATCGGCTTTCAGCGCATACGCTGAATCGGCTTCCGGTGTCGTGCCTGCTGGCTGACCAGGATTGACGGTCTGAACATCCCCTGCCTGGTTCGTGGCGTTTTTTACGCCATGGACCATAGTGTTTTGATCTTCTTGATCTGTATCTTTATCTGTATCTTTATCTGTCGTGACTCGTCGTGACATGTGCGTGACATTTCGTGACGCGCCGTGACAATCGCCATTTTGTTCCCGCTTTCTTTCCCTCTCTCGCTGCGCCCTCTTGCGCTCTGCAGGAGATTTTGCGGTTTGCGAAATATTGCCGTTGTCCTCTTTAAGCACCTGGCGTTTTTCCCATCCAGTGATTAAATCACCATCAAGTACCCGCCCCTGCATCGTCTGCAAAATTGAATCAATTACCTCTTCTGTCACGTCGAGCGCACTTGCCAAATCTTCTGTCGTGACATCAATGTGACCTCGCGTGACATTTCGTGACGCGCTCACCAGGAGGTGGATATACACTGCCATCACTGTTGCAATTGGCTGCCCTGACACCCTGGCAATTGTTCGCCACTTAGGGTCATTTGGCATGTCATGCCATAATCTGAGCCAGGCGTTAGCCATACTCACCTCTTCTGATACCGAATCTTTTTACTCACGAGTTGCCGGAAGCGATTCGATATGGCTATTGTCAGTCAATGTACTGCCACAGCATTTCCTGCCGGGCCACCACGGTTCATCTGATTGAAACCGGCGATTGCCACTGCGACAAAATCATCAGCGTCTCTCACCAGTCGCTCCCGCGTCTCCACCAGCTCCCGAAAATAAGCTGAACTGTGGCTGCGCATTCTGGCCACCAGCAAAGGTGGCATTGCCTTTTCGATCGCTGGTAACAACGCCTGAATTTTTTCAACTGCATCAGGGGTGTCTTTCTCTACCCAGCGGAAAATTTTCTGGGTATTGCGAGCCAGGGCTTCCGGATGGCTGTCGTCATACAGTTCTGGGAACGTCATACCCAGTTCAAAATAAGCCCTGGTTATTTCAGCTGCCGGAACTTTTTCACCGTCCGGATGCGCCCAGGCATTCATCGCCATGCGGATGTGTTCATGCTTGATTTTCATGAATCAACTCCCATCAGCTTTTTCGTAGTAGTTTTATTCCTGCCAATAGTTAAAATTGCATCGGCAGAAAATAATCCGTTTGATGCAAGAGCGATTTTTTCAGCGTAATTTGTTTCGCCGGTATATTCTGTGCGAGGCAATTTTCCGTTATCCATCCATTTATAGATTGCTCTTTGGCTGACACCACAAACGTCGGCCACAACAGCAACGCGAACAGTTTTGATTACATCTTCAAGTGTTTTCTGGTTCATATCACCCTCACAATGTGAACTTTGAGTACACGCTATAACAGAACTGACAGTACATTCAAGAGCGAATATCATTGAACTTATGGTTCATGAAGATAAAGCGCGTAAAGAGTTCGCCAGTAGGCTTGCGCTAGCCTGTGAAAACGCTGGTTATGAACAACATGGAAGGCAGGCAGAAATTGCCCGTCGAATGAAATTAACACCAAAAGCGGTTAGCAAATGGTTTAATGGCGAAACAATTCCTCGCCGGGAGAAATTAAGGGAATTAGCAACACTAATAGGAACAACACCAACCTATCTTTTGGGAGAGGATACAGAAGAAAGTGGACAGGTACGTTTCTATCAGGAGTTAAATCCAAGACAAAAAATCATCATTGACCTTCTGGACGAGCTCCCTGACAGTGAGACAGATGAACTTTTAAAAACTCTTGAAGAGAAAAAACAGAAGTACAATGCAATTTACGAAGAGTTAGCACGAAAGAAAAAACAAAAAGCCTCTTAAACCAGCATAAATCCGGTAGCGCCTTCCTCCGGGTTTGTGCTTCACTTTATCCCATCTCATTTTTTTACACACAAAATGTACTAAATGTACTTTACAACAATGAACACAAAGTACATTATATACCTGCCACCCACCCCGCCCCACAGAATGCAGGGCAATACTTCGAGTTACCAGGCAGTGGTCAGGGGTTAAGTAGCCAGCCCGAGGCGTAAGAACATGACGGCAGGGTTCAACTTTAATAACTATGCAGCAGGTTTTTGTTCCGCTACCCCAGCGTTAAGGGGAAATGAGGTCAGCATGGATACTATCGATCTTGGCAACAACGAATCTCTGGTGTACGGCGTGTTTCCCAACCAGGACGGCACGTTCACCGCGATGACGTATACCAAAAGCAAAACGTTTAAAACCGAAAATGGTGCCCGTCGCTGGCTGGAAAGAAACTCAGGTGAGTGATATGGATTTCGACACAATCATGGAAAAGGCTTACGAAGAATACTTCGAAGACCTTGCCGAAGGCGAAGAAGCTCTCAGCTTCAGTGAGTTTAAACAGGCGCTTTCCAGCTCGGCAAAATCTAACGGCTGATAAGCGAAGTAGCACCGCGAGGAATCAGTATGCAGAAACGAGAACCCGTCATAATCGCGCCAGACTATACCGATGATGAACTTTATGAGTGGATGCGCCAGAAAATTAATGCAGCGCAGGATCTGAAATGGGCTAATGAAGCCAGGGCTAAGCAGGCTGAAAATCTGTCCGCTCTGGAGCAGGATATCACCAATCTGGAAAAAGCAGCGGCATTAAGCATTGCCAGAATGATTACATACCCGCGTTAATAGCTAACCAACGAAGCTAAGGTTGGTAATTAAGGAGTTCTCCACGGGTGAGGTGGAGTGCGTGCGCCGGACACGGGTGAGCATCCGGCACTGACAGTTTACTGAAAGGATATTTCCCTGAAAAGTCAGACCATAACGCGAAAGCGCACGGCGAGGTAGCTGGTTCATAGATAGCCTGTCGTTAAATTTTCGTCGACCGTGCGCTTCCGGTTGTGGCA